TCGGCTTCAGGCAAGGCCACTGTCCAGGCAACCAAGCGAGATTCGGCAATTCCGATCTTTGAATCAATTACGGCCACTGATAAAGTTCTGCGAGCAGATACTGTGACGCCAAGCCACGAAGCTGGCCTTATACTTCTACCTGAAGGCGAATGGTGGATTCCTGATTTCATTGACCAGTGTGCGAATTTCCCTGATATTAAGAATGACGATGATGTGGATTCCTTCATCGGCGCAATGGAAGAAGTGTTGAATTCTCGCGGCCCGATGGAAATCACTGACGAATTGCTCCAGCTGTTTGCTTGAGGCTTGATCATGAAAATTCCATTCATCTCTCGCTGGCTCTCTGACCGCAAGGTTCAGAAGAGAATGGCTGAGCGTCGTGCTGAGCAGGCCGTTGACAATGACAAGGCGATGGCCAAATACAAAGAGCAGATGGGAGAAATCCCTGAGTCTGCGATGTTCTGGGCCATGACCACAAAGGGACCTGGTGCATTTAATCAGATGCCTCGCCCTGAGTTCAGCCTCAAGCCTTACACTCCGCCATTCAAAGATGTTGTCTGTCCTGATTCGCATGTGCTGGCAATGGATGCAATTCTGCCGCCAGCCTATGGGCAGAATGGACAGGCATCCGCGTTGTTCAGTTTTGGCGGATTTCCTGGCTATGCTTTCCTCACCCAGCTGACGCAGATCAATGAATACCGCGACATAAGCGAGGCCACAGCAAAGGAAATGACACGCAAGTGGATCAAGCTGCGCACGACTGGTGATAAGGATCGTGATGACATCATCACAGGCCTCGAAGAGGAAATGACGAGACTTCATGTCAAGGATCATTTCCTCTGGGCTGCTACGATGGATGGCTTCATGGGCCATTCATTCCTCTATCTTGATTTTGGGAATGAAGATCCAGATGAATTGAAGAAGCCTCTGATGATTGATGTGGCAAAGGTGAAGCAGGATAGCTTCAAGCGCATCAAGCCAATCGAGCCAATCACAACCTACCCTGCACAGTACAACGCAGACGATCCAACTGCTGCCGACTACTATGAGCCCAGCAGCTGGTTCATCTACAACAAAGAGATCCACGCATCACGCATGCTGCACTTCTGCTCCAGGCCTGTGCCTGATCTTCTGAAGCCTGTCTACTGCTTCGGCGGCATGAGTCTCAGCCAGCTTGCGATTCCGTATGTTGACTACTGGCTCACCACGCGTGATAGCGTTGGGCGTCTCCTCAAGAATTTCTCCACCACCGTATTCAAGACCGACATGAGTGGGGTTCTGCAGGGGACCAACTATGAAAACTTCAGGAAACGAGTTCAGTTCTACACTCAGTGTCAGAACAACCAAGGCGTCTTCATGTGCGATAAGGAGACTGAAGATTTCGCCAAGGTTGAAACTTCACTCAGTGGCCTCGACAAACTCCAGGCGCAGGCACAAGAGCATATGGCGAGCGTGGCGAAAACTCCCCTCACCATTCTGTTTGGTCTTAGTCCTGTGGGACTCACTGCGACCGCAGAGACTGACATAACCATTTTCAATAACCACATCAATACGATGCAGGAAGCGATCTTCCGCAAGCCACTCACGAATCTCCTTCGCATCATCCAGCTCAGCAAATTTGGCAAGATCTACGATGACATCGTTTTTGATTTTGTCGATCTCGTGTCGATGAATGAAAAAGACAAGAGCGCAATTCGCACAGCCAACGGAACCACTGATGTTGGCTACATCAATGCTGGCGTGGTCTCGCCAAAAGAGGTTCGCAAGCGTATCGCTGGGGATCCAGAATCCGGCTACGATGGTCTTGATGTGAATTTGCCAGAAGGCAAGATGATTGACCCAACGAAAGTTCCGCCTGCTCCTGGCAAGGGTGGCAAGCCTGGTGGTGGTGTAACTCCAAAGCCTGGTCAGCCAGGACAGCCTGCTGATGCTGGCGAGGAGGACGAGGACGATCCTGATGAGGATGAAGACGCACAGGCAGGAGCACCACCCAAGAAGAAAGTTCTTCAGGATGCTGCCCTCATGATGCTCAATGATGCAAAGCAATATGCCATGGACAAGAACCTGTGGTTTGGAAACCAGCATACTGGGCCGATTGGTCTTGGCGATGAAGACAAAACCATCACTGCGATGAAGCACAGTGCAGTGGCACAGAAAGCCACAAATGTGGCGAACAGAACCGGGAGCAGAGGACTACACGAAAAAGCAGTGGCGGCTCACCAACGCGCCCTGGACGCTCACAAGAAGGCCCTGCTCCCGGCCCAAGGTCCAGCGATCGTGGTTCACGAGAACTACATCGACGCACACAAGGCTGCAATCGCATCACACCGAGCTGAAGCATCCCACATCTAACTCCTGGAGAGCACCATGACCATCACCTTCTGTCCTTGTGGCGATCCTCTCACGCTCCTGAGTGGACCTGCTGCCGTCAACTTCTCGCGCGCAATCCAGAACAGCACGCTGTTTAGCTTAATTGTTTGTGGTCGCACGACTGCACCTATTACATCTCAGCTGTGCGATGTTTGGGGCTATCCTTCGATCGCTTCTGGTCAGCAGGTGCGAGCGAATCCAACTGTGGCATTCACTCCAGCCATCGTCAGCGACAACGTGGCTGATACGCTCGCTGGAACTGGTGCGCAGAAAGTGAACCTCTACTTCCTGGACATCAACGGCCAGCAGTGTATCGCCAACTACTCACTGAATGGTCAGACTGCTGTCACTGTTCCAAACTCAGTCGCCTACATCAACAACTTTGGCATCCAGGTGCCAGTCTCGCTGGGTTGGGTTGGCCAGGCATATCGAATCCAGGGCTGCGAGGTTGTGCAGGTTGGCTCTGGTCTTGCAAATGCTGGCAACATCTATGTCACCACCAGCGCCAATACCTACGCAGCTGGCGTCCCTGTCACTACCACTCTGGTTTACAGCTTCATCTATGCTGGTGACAATATCGGGGCGAATTCGCATTACACCATTCCTGCTGGGTGGGTTGGCTGCATGACGCAGCTGTCTTATGGTGCTTCAAATAATGCAGCCAACTACGGACGCTTCCGGATGAGCTGCACTTCTGGTGGCAATGGCATCTATCTCGGATTTGATTTTCCGCTCGCCTCAGCTCTCAACTCTCTGTCGATGAATATTCTGCCTATCTTCCAGCCGATGACTGATCTTCGCGCTCAGGTTCAACCTGGTGTGGCTGGTGAAGTCACCAGCAATTCCCTTCTTCTCATGTGGCCGCTGGCCTAACCCAAGGAGCACCGATGTCCCGCTACAAATTCATCTGCTGTGGTAAAGAAACTGATGTCGCTGGCACCGACATGATGATCTCTCATGTCCATGAGTGCGCTGATGGCGCTCCTTCAATTGGCATTGCCAATATGGTGAGCCTTGGGGCTGTTCCTGAGGCTTCCGAAGAGCCTGCGGGCGAAGCGCCGAGCATTGATGTCCACGAGGACGCCCCAGCCAGCACCGAACTCCCCCATGAGGAGCCCGAGGCTCCTAGCGACGCTCCTGCTGCCGAAGTTGAGGCGCCCAAATGACCAAGCGAATTCGCATTGAGAACGCTGATACCAATACGACCGTCAAGGTCGTAGTTGAGGTGTGGGATAAGTTTGAAGGCCAGGCACCTATGCTTGATCGCGTCATCACCCTCAGCAATCCCACCGACATGACTCCATCTGACATCTACCTAACCAAGAATCGCTACTTGGTGGTGAAGGAGGCAGAGTGAGCAAAGACTTGAGAGGATCAGTCACCGCAGCAGAAGATTCTAACCCAGAAGTCATTAACCAGTATTCTGGTGGCGGACCACACAGCGCAGCAATGCATCAGGCTTCTAGTGGAAATGCTGCTCAGGCAAAGTGGCATAATGATCGCATCAGCGATTTGAAGAAAGACCACGAGGATCTTAAGAATATGTATACTGGCCGGATCTAGATGATCACCCTACGTGCTCCTGGGCCCAACCCAGTCCGACTCAACCCTGTGCCTCCAAGCGCAGCGGTTGAGCTCTGGTATGAGCGCGAGCTGATCCACGGTATTCGCCAGATGAACGATGACATCATGCGCAGCGTGCTTCCAATCTACAGAGATGCACCGCAGCCAATTTTGCCGCAGACTTTTCCAAATGGCGAGATGGCACACGCTCTTGATACTCTGGAAGAAAAGTGGATCCATACATGGGACCATTGCGCCAATGATCTTGTCTTCAGCTTTGTTCGTCGTGCTGCTGAGCACACCGACCGAGCATTTGCTGCATCACTTGCTGCTGTCGGAATTACGCTTCCAAAACCACCACCACACACCCATGAAGAGGTGGTGATGGATGCCAAACAGTTCTGGAACAGCTTCCAGATGAAGTTGCCAATCACTGATGCATTCAAGAAAACAGTTAAAGGTCATCTGCGAGAAAATGTTGACCTCATCAGCACCAAGGCAGTTGGTGGTGGGCCAAGCATCCCAGTAAAAGCATTCTCCCGGATCAGGACTCTGGCCAAAAACAGCGTTGAGCATGGGCGTGATGTGGTTGGCTTCACCAGTGATTTGCGCGATGAGTTTGGAATCACTGAGCGCAGGGCCTCGCTAATCGCGCGAGATCAGAACAACAAGATGACTTCTCAATTCCATCAGACCAGGCAGAAAGACTGCGGAATCAGTAAGGCGGTTTGGATTCACACATCCGCCAGCGTTTCGCCAAGAGAAGAACACGAAGAGTGGGATGGGATGGCGTATAATGTTGATGATGGCGTTTACAGCGAAGTTGATGGTGAACAAGTCTGGCCTGGCACACCAATCAATTGTGGGTGTCTGTCGCAATCCATTATCCCTGGCTACGATGAGTAGCCCAACCCAGGCCCAACCATAGGCCGACTCTGAAGGAGAACTACCATGTCCCTGCTCGAAACCGTCAATGCCATGCGCGACAATGTGACGCAGGCAAATGCCATCATCGCCCAGATCACTCCGCTGCATGCTGAGTTCCAGAAAGATCTCGCCAATATCGCTGGCCTGGATAAGAGCAAGATGTATTTCGGCATCAACGAGGACGGCACTGCCACCATCCTCGACTTCGACCCCACGCCTGGGCCCAGCTTTGGTGCTCCTCGCTTCAACAACGCCCTGCCGCTGCCTGCTGAGCCTGTGCTGGTGGCTGAGCCGGAGCCTGCTGCTGAAATCGTGCCGCTGGCTCCTCAGTCCTAGGAGTTCTCTCGTGAACACGCTCACATTCGACAAGGCTTCAGTTCGTCGCGTTGATGAAAATGGCTACCTCCATGTCGGGGAAACAAACATCAGCAAGGCGACAGTGAATCCTTATTATGGGAGCGAGATTCCAGGCACGGAGCAGCTTGGGCTGGATCCCAAAAAGATCTACAAGCTGCTCCGTGCTCCTGATGAACTAGAGAAAGGCGCTGCTACCTTCAACAACATACCTGTGCTGGATAAGCACATCCCAATCTCATCGATGGATCTGAACGATCCAGAAATCAAAAAGCACGTGATTGGCTCGACTGGAACTGATGCAAAGTTCGTCGGGCCATATCTCAAGAACTCTCTGGTGATCCACACTCAGTCAGCGATTGCTGATATTGAGGCTGAGAAGAAAGAGGAGCTCTCGTGTGCCTACCGCTACGATCCTGTGATGACTCCAGGCAAGTTTGAAGGTGAGGCATACGACGGAATCATGACCAACATTCGTGGCAACCATGTCGCGCTGGTGGTGGAGGGTCGCGCTGGCCATGATGTCAAGGTCCAGGACAGCGCCATACGCATGCGCACGAGCGAGGCTATGAGCTTCGACAAACTCTCTGTAGCGATGGGATCAGGAATCACACAGGACAAGAAGATCCGGCTCATGATGGGCTATGATGGTGATCGTGAAGGTCATGAGTTCCGTGGCAACCAGTGGCACACAGGCATCTCAATGAAGGTGATTGGCAAGGGCAAAGAGCAGACTCGAACCTTCCTTGACAAAAATGGCAAGCCTGTTGCAACTGGAATCCAGAAGCGACTTGCTGCGCTTGGTGTTCCGCCTGCGTGGAAGGATATTCACCTCTCCAAAGATCCGAAGGCGAAGATCCTTTGTACTGGTGTGGCTGCAAATGGCAAGCGCCAGTATCTCTACAACGCAAAGACTATCGAGAAAAATACACTTGGCAAATTTGCCAAGATGGAAGCATTTCACAAGGCACTGCCTGCCATCCAGAATGCTGCTGCTGCTGGCCTGAAGAAAGGTGATCACACTGCTGCGGCAGTTTACATCGCCGACAAGACTGCGCTGCGCGTGGGCACTCCTCCAAGCAAATATTCCACGAAGGTCGCAGCTGTTGGAATCACTACCATGCTTGCCAAGAATGCCACCGTCAAAGGCGACTCTGTTCGTTTCAAATTCATTGGGAAGCACGGCGTGGAAAATGACAAGACCGTCAAGGATGCTGCGCTGGCGAAATTTATCACTCAGGCGAAACTTGCTGCTGGTCCGAATGGAAAGTTGCTCAATACGAATGATCAGAAGTGCAGCAAATTCATCAAGGATGCTTCTGGCAACTCCAAATTCAGCACCAAGGACTTCAGAACATACTATGCTGGTGCCATCGCCATGAAGACTATCGGTGGTGCTAAGTGCAAGACAGAAAAAGAATACAAGGCACTGGAAAAGAAAGTCTGTGAAGCTGTTGCTGCTCATCTCTGCAATACTCCAGGAGTAGCAAAGAGCAATTACATTGACCCACTCATACTTGAGCGAGCGAGGCCACGATGAAGCAACTCTGCGATTTTATGGACGATTACTTTACCTCAACTCACTTCAATGCTCCTCTGCCGAAGTGGGAGGATATGCCTGCTGTCACCGATGAGCGCGAGCCAGAGGATGCCGCCGAAGATGCGCAGGATGAAAAAATCAAACTTGCTCTTGGGACGGCAATCATGCGTCGCAAGGACACCAACCCAAAGGAGGGAGAAAAGAAATACGGCGATGTCAAATTCGCTGATCCAAAAAACAAGAAGTATCCAATTGATACGCCCGAACATGTTCGCAGCGCTGCGAGCTATTTCGGGAAGGCTCATAACCGCAACGAATATTCTCAGGAGGAACAGACGATTATCGACAAGCGCATCAGCGCAGCCAAGAAGAAGTTTCATATCGGTGATTTCAGCACCGAGGGATAAAACCCACAACACGGAGGCCCAACATGGCCAGAAAGAAAAACAGTCTCACCACGCAGGGTCATCGCGTTATGGGTGCCCTTGCGACTTTCATCGCTCCGAAGCTGGCTGCTGATGAAACTCTGCAGTCGAGTGAACTGGAAGCGTTGTGCAAGAGCATCGCTCCTGGTCGCTACGACCGTCAGATCGAAGGCATCGTCGGAACCGTCAAGGAGCGTTTCGCTTCTCGCTTCGCCCAGGATGAGGACCTCATGCCACTGCGCAAGGTTCTTCAGGCTCTGATGCCCAGCGACCTAGCGCTCGACATGGCACAGGACGCCATGGATGATGAAGATGGTGGCGAAGATGGTTTCCACTTCAAGAAGGGCGCCAAGGACAAGAAGAAGAAGAAGAAGAAGGACGACGAGGAAGACTTCGACGAAGATGGCGACAAAGACGAAGACGAAGACGAAAACGAGGACGAGGACGAGGATTTCAACGAGGACTCGGCCGCCAAGCAGACCAACCTCAACCAGTCTGAGGAGGGTGACGAAGATGCCGATGAGGAAAATCAGTGGGTCAAGAGCGCCAAGGCCCGCAATAATGATCCCCTCAAGGAATCGAGCGTGAGCAAGCTAGTCAAGAGGAAAGCTGAGGATTCTGCCATGGATGCCGCCATCAACCAGGCCCGCACGCAGGGTGCCGACCTCGCCTTCCGGCGTCTCGCCTCTCGGTATGAAGCTGCCGAAATCGTCCGTCCCATCGTTGGCGAAGTGAATGTGTTCGCTTCTGATGCTGCTTCGATCTACAAGCTGGCCCTGGATGCCAAGGGTGCGGATCTCGTGGGCGTCCCCAAGGTCGCTTACAAGGCTGTTCTCCAGAACATCCTCAAGACTGAGAAGGCTGCTGCTGCCCCCAAGACGACTCGTTTCGCCCAGGACTCTGCGGTCACCAAAACCCTGCAGGAAGAGTTCACCAACATTCCTGCCCTGGCCTAAGGAGAGAAGCCAATGCCTGGTTTTCAGCAATTCGTCAACCTCTATCCTGCTCCTGGAGTTTGGGGCGCTCGCGCCTCGAACAACCCGACTGCGGTAGTTGATGCTGGCCCGTTCAACCTCACTTCTGGCGCCTCTGGCGTTACTGTGGGCAAGATGGCCTGGCAGCAGCTCACTGCTGCCACAGGCAAGTCTGTCGTCAACAACTTCAGCCCCACTGCTCCCGTCATCCCTGATGGCATCATAGGCAACGAGCAGCAGGTCCTGATCACCACCTGGCTAGCGCAGTATGGCCTCGTGGTTCCTGCTGGCTATCCTGTCACCATTTACAATCGTGGTGATTTCTGGGCAAAGGCTGTCTATGGCCCTGTGGCCATCGGCAACAAGGTGTTCGCCAACCTATTCTCTGGCGATGTGCTGGGTGCTGCTGCTGGTTCCTTCCCAACGAACGCTGTCGGCTCTGCTGCTGTGGTCGTGGCCACCACCACCCTCGGCACACCTTACCTGATGACCATCACTTCCACGACCAGTGGCTCTCTGCAGATCGGTCAGCAGATCACTGGCCCTGGCCTCACTGGTGGCCTGTTCTATGTCGACTCGTTCGGCACCTACAACGGCAGCACTGGTACGATCAACCTCAGCGCTCCTGTTCAGGCAGCTTCTGCTGGCGGCACCTTCACCAGTATCGCGAATGTCGGCATCGGTGGTGCGGTCGTTTCCAGTGCCACGATCAACTCTGGCACCAACATTCTCACCATCGTCACCCAGACCAGCGGCATCGTCGCTGTCGGCCAGCTCATCCAGTGCGCCACTGTCGGTCTTCCTGCTGGCGCCTATGTCGCCTCGTTGGGCACCTACAACGGCACTTCTGGCACCGTCAACATCGGCCCGAGCAACGCGACGGCCACGATCACGACCCAGCCCTTCAACTTCTCGGCCTGGATCGAGACTCCCTGGTATTTCAACTCCGCCGGAAACACTGGCGACCTCGTCAAAATCGGTTCTCGGTGGTAGGAGCTGACACCCATGCCTAAGTACTTCACTGACAAGACCCAACTGCTCGCCGAGCGTTTCGGCATCGGAATGGACAGTGGTGATCATCTTCTGATCCCTGCTGTCGATATCCGCTCCACCATGGGCATGTCCATGGACCAGGCTATGCAGCTGGCAATGGACGCTCCCACCAACTTGCTCCAGGCTGGCCTCATCACCCAGAGCAATGCTGGCATCCCCAACTACCTCTCGAACTATCTCGATCCTGAGATCGTTCGCGTTCTCACTGTCCCGCTCAAGGCAGTGGACATCTTCGGCGAAGCGAAGAAGGGCGATTGGCTGATGGACTCGGCTCAATTCCCGATCATCGAAAGCACTGGCGAGGTCAGCAGCTACGGTGATGACAACGAGAATGGTCTAGTCGGCGCCAACGCCAACTGGATCCCTCGCCAGTCCTACCACTTCCAGACTTTCACCCACTGGGGCGACAAGGAACTGGCCAAGTCTGGTCTCGCCAAGCTTGACTGGGCTGCTGAGCAGAATGTCAGCTCTGCGCTCATCATGAACACCTTCATGAACAGGGCCTACTTCTTTGGCGTTGCTGGCCTGAGCAATTATGGCCTCATCAACGACCCTGCTCTGGCTCCCTCCATCTCGCCTCTCAATGGTGCGTGGAAGAGCTGCACTGGCGTCCAGATCGTCGCTGACATCCAGAACCTGTTCGTGACTCTGCAGCAGCAGCTTCAGGGCAACATCGAGCTGGAAGATCCGCTGATCCTGGCGCTTCCCTCCACGCTCCAGCCCTACCTGCTGACTCCGATGGCAAATATCTACGGCACGCCCAGTGTCAAGGCCTACCTGAAGGAAATCTTCACCAACCTTCAGTTCAAGACTGCCCAGCAGTATGTCACTGGCAGCGGCAACCTCGTCCAGCTTATTTCCCCCAAGGTCCAGGGCCAGTCCACTGGCTTCTGTGCCTTCACTGAGAAGATGCGTGCACATGCGATCGTGCGCAAGACCTCCAGCACCCACCAGAAGAAGTCGGCGGGCACCTGGGGCTGCATCATCAAACTCCCCATCGCGATCGCATCTCTCCTCGGAGCCTAGAGTTCAATGGCAGCTGTCGAATTCCTCAATGTCTATTGCAAACTTCCCAATGGACTGACCATGTGTCTAGAGGTGGATGGAGAAGTCAAGCGTGTCACCCTTCCCCGTTCTGCTCGATACATTCAGCCACACCCCAAGTTCATTCCCACCAAGGAGAAATACATCGTCCTTGGCTCCACCGTCACTCCTGTGGCGAAGGATTTCTGGGACGCATGGGTGAAGAAAATGGGGAAGGAATACGCTCCCATCAAGAACGGGTTCGTGTGGGCCTCGCCCAATCGCTCAGATGGCGACGCACGCGCTCGCGAGATGGAGACAGTCAAGACTGGCTTTGAACAGCTCGAACCCAAGGATGTCCCTGGGATCGAGAAGCGAAACGACCGAGACGACCCGGAGTAGTCCATGGCTTACACTCCCACCATTCCTGCAGTTTTCGATTCAACATCATTCCTGGTGCGCTACCCCGAATTCTCAACGGTCAGCGTTCCTCTGCTCACTCAGTATTTTGCTGAGGCAGGGATGTATTGCAGGAATGATGGTGGTGGACCCATCACCGACCCGACTGTCCTCACCACCCTGCTCAACATGCTGACTGCTCACATCGCTGCACTCAATAGCGGTGTGAACGGTCTGCCTGCTGCACAGCAGGTCGGTCGTGTAAGCTCAGCAGGAGAAGGCTCAGTCAATGTGAGCCTTGAAATGAAATCCGTGCTTGGTGCGGCGTGGTATAACCAAACCAGGTATGGGGCTGCCTACTGGCAGGCCTCGCTCCCGTTCCGGCTGGGCGGAAATCTCGTCCTGCCATGGTCTGACCTCTGAGGTTCGCATGGGTGCTCTCAGTTCTGCTACCAAACTTCAAAGCATTTTCAATGGACTCATCAGCAAGATGGGTGGATCAACTGAAGTCAATGTTGGATTCCTCGAAGGCACAACTGCTGGCTGGGTTGGTCCTCGTCCGAAGGTGCCTGGAAAGAAGTGGAAGAAAACAGAGAAGCCTGCAAGCAGTATCACCAATCCACCTGCGGCATACATTGCGTGGGTCATGGAGTATGGTGATCCGACCCACAACATCCCAAAGCGACCTTTCTTCTCAACCATGATCAACGAGAAGAAATCTTCATGGCCTGATTTGATTGCTGCAGCGATGCGCATGCATCATTATGACTCGCGAAAAGCATTCGAGACGGTCGGGCTCAGAGTGAAAGAGGATCTTCAGAAATCCATCGTGGAGTTCCCGCACCTTGGAACTGAAGCAGAGAAACGAACTGCTGATCGCAAGGGATTCTACACACCCTTGATTGACTCTCACAACATGATCAATTCCATCGAATATGTGGTGCTCTAATGAGCCTTCATGATCTCGCTTCTGGCATCATCAGCAACATCAATCCGATGATGGTTTGTCAGTGGCAGAAAAACACTGGGTCTGTCGCTGCTGCTGGTGGCCATCGCACGCCATCCTATGCAGCTTCTGCACCAGTGAGAGCTCAGGTCCAGCAGCTTACTGCTGCTGAAATTGCCCACATGAATGACATGAACATGTCAGGCATCCATCGCAAAGTGTGGTGTGATGCTCAGTTGACTGGAGTTGATCGTCTTTCTGGAGTTGGTGGTGATCTTCTCACAATGCCAGACACCACCATCTGGCTCGTGGTTGAAGTGGTCGAATCTTGGCCTGACTGGTGCTCTGCTCTACTTCAGAAACAGGTAGCTTGATGGCATTCTACCAGAACACCCCAACTGATCTTGCGATCTCCACTGCGTTGCAAACTTGGATCATGGAGGTCCTTTCCCTGGATCTCGCTCATGTGGTCCAAGGTTACGACAATCGCGTCTCGCAGCCGATGGGTGATTATGTTCTGATCACGAGGATGGGCAGCAAGCCACTCAGCACACCGTGGTTGACCTACAATGACACTGGTGTTCAAGCTACTGAATCTGAAATGACCAACATCAGTATTGAAGTCACCTACCAACTCGATGTGTATGGACCAAATTCTTGCGATCACGCCATCACGCTTTTCGCATTGCTTAGATCAGATGCGACCAGTGAGTGGTTTGCAAACTATGGTGGCGTGAATGGAATCACCCTCGATACATTCTACACTGATGATCCTCAGCGCAGCGTCCTCACAAATCAGGAAGGACAATACGAAGACAGGTGGATCCTGCGAACGAGGCTTGACATCGTTCAGCAAGTTGCCACCTCTGTGAACTTCATGAGTGTGCTGTCGAATCCTGCTATTGTGCTCAAAAATATTCAGTAACACTTTCCACAAGGAACCCTGATGAGCATTCCCGCCTCAACAATCGTCTCGGTAGTGCCGAGTGTCCTGGCCGCAGGCGGGAATCCGCTTGCGCTCAACGGGCTCTTCGTCTCTGCCAACAATCGCCTCCCGATCGGCCAGCCGATCAGCTTTCCCACGCTCGCGAGCGTTCAGTCGTACTTTGGTCAGTATGCCACCACCTTCACTGCAACTAGCGCTGGCACCAGCATGTCGGTCACTGCCATCGCCAGCGGCGGTCCTCTGGTCGTCGGACAGTATCTTCAGGGCGCACTTGCCACTGGCATTCTTCCTGGCACCTGGATCACCGCAGTCACCAATGGTGGTGTTGCTCCCTGCACGGTCACGCTCAGTGGCGCTGGCTTCACGCAGGCCACTGCTTTCACCTACACTGCCAACTGCCTCGAATCTCAGATGGCCTCAGTCTACTTCAATGGCTGCACCAGCAGCACGCTGAAGCCGACTGCTCTGCTCATGACTCGCTACGCAACTGCTGGTGGTAGCGTGGGCAGCACCTATCTGGGTCAGGCTGCTTGGGTCCGTGGAAATATTCCAACCCTCGCTGCTGTTCAGAGCGTCGTGAGTGGCACGCTTGCGCTCACCGTCAATGGCCTG